ATCAATAATGGCATTATCTTTGTTCAATTGTTGAACAGATAAACCCGTTACGTCATCAGTTGCTAGTGCAAATTGATTAATTGCAGCTGGTGCGGCGAATGTGTATTGTCTCATTATGGGAACTCCCATGATTATAATACCTCCATTTGTGGTGCTACGTTTGCATTACTTGTTGTGGAACCTCTATTTCCTATCATACCCAGTGCAAAATTACCAATCACACCTTCTAAACCTCCAAGAGCATAAGCTCCAGCGGCTGGTGCAAATTTGCCAATACTGCTATTTGGTGCAACAAAAGACAATAGTGCAGCTGCCATAGTGGCCCCGCCTACTCCTAATGCTACCTTTTTGAGTGTTGAACTGGAAGTGATTCCTTTAAGTCCTGATCTTCGTGGCATACGTCTAGTAGTCTTTCTAACTTTCTTATAAGCTCTTCGTGCGGTTTTTCTTACGCCGCCTTTTTTAGTTGATGTACGTCTTTTAGTCGTCTTTGATCTTCGTTTAGCCATTAATCCTAATCTTCTATCGTTAGCTTTTTGTTTTGCTGAACGTCTTTTTTTAGCCATAATTACTATCTCTTAGTTTTCTAATTAATATATTTATCCTAATAATCAGGATTAGCATAATTAGGATATATTGGGCCCTGGTATATTGATCCTACATTAGTCAATACTGAACTATTACCACCTACTGAATTAATAGCGGCTGGATTAGTTGGACTTTCTCCTGTTCCAAAAATAAATTCTAAGCTTCCTACTGGAGCTCCACCCCATTGTTGAACTACATCGTTACCGTATCCTCTACGAATTAATTCTGACACTCTTTCTTGTTGATTACCAGACCAATTTGGACTAGTTGGATCGTTAGATCCTCCGCCACCTGAATCTAAAAATTTAAAATTATCATAATATGTTGTCTTTGGTCTTTCTGGAGGAGTATAAACTTCTCTAACTTCTGGGCCTATTGTTTGAGATCCTGGATCTGGACTTACTTCTAGTTGTGTAGATGAAGCATTAACAATTGGATCATTAACTGTTGTATTGCTAGCAGTTTGTATATTTTCAGCTTGTACAATTTGAGCTGTAGAATCACCATAAACTAAAGTTTTCAAACTAAATAATGGATCTAATAATTTGGCTGAACCTCTACCGATTCCACCAAGAAAAGATTCCGCACCCCCTCCAATTGAACTTAAACCCGCACCAAAAGATCCTAATGTTTGACCTAATGCGCCTGCGCTTGCGCTTGCTTGAGCTGGTTTAGCTACCACATTGTATAAAAAAGCGAGGCCTAATCCTACTACTGCAATCGGAATAATATTTTTAATTAAGCTTGAAACTACCATGATTGAAAATTCACTTATTCATAAATAAACTTTTGGCCTTTACAAGTTGGACAATCCATTAACGAAAAATACTCTTTACCGCTTGCGCCAACATCATTTGATAATACTTTACCACATGGAATTCCTGTCTCTGTATCTTCACAAGTCTTACAGGGTTGATTCATTCGTTGTTGTCTCTGTTGCGGAATTTTTGGTTTGTTTGCTGGTGAACTTTTCCACAATTGATTTAACTGCATCTGGATTTTGCTGAACATAATTAGAAATAAAGTCAACGGCCTTTTTATTCTTTAATAATGGTCTAATACTTGCTGGTAATTGGGGTGCTATTTGGTCAAGTATGCCGCTAATAGCGCCAAAAGGATCGCCTGCTTCATCTGGTGTAATACTGATTCCTTTCTTCATTTGATTTACTTTACCGTTAAGTCGTTTGTTTGTTGCTTCCAGATCTGATATATAGAGATCATATTGTCTTTTAATTTTATTAGATATTGGTGCAGTTCTTGTAATGTTCCGCGTGGCAATAATACCGCCAACGCTAGCACATATAATAGAAACCATGATAAAAAGTGGATAGTATTGCTCAATCATACTATATTTACTAAGCTTTTACTTAATATTTGCTTCTATTAGCACCCACACACCTTTGTTTCCACTAGCTTAAAATCATGACTGGATACGAAACGAGGACATAGAAAAAAGTTTTTTTTCATACAAAATCCACTACAAAGGACACTCCAGTGTCCGTTGTTACCATTATGGAAATGAAGATGAATAAAAACGTAGTTTTTTTTTATGCAAAATCCACCGTAGGGTTTAATAAAAAGAAAAGAAATGATATTGTAATGACATATTTGAACAAAATTTGTTCCAGGTGTACGAGAAGGGCATATTGTATTTGCTTTGATGAATTGTGTTATTGCGATTCATGCTATGAAACTATGCTTAATGATCCTGAAACAAAAGCATTGATGAAAATAATTTTGAAAAATTATGGCCAGAATTAGAACCAATACTCACGAAGTTGTCACAAACTTTTGTGGTCATTGTGGGATAATTTTATCCAAAAATACAGAATTATATGATCATTGTCCAAAATGCAAGGAAGTTATTGAGCCTTGAAATGTTCTGGTAGAAGATATGCACAACACAAATTTCTTATCTCTAATTGTGATGAGAGAGGAAACGCACGTTGTTCATTTTGCCAAATATATTTTAAAGATCAATAAATCAGGTATGAGGGGTTTTTATGGCCCTCTACCGTCATTTTTTTGAGAAGACTTGTATTTAAATTACAAGCTCATACTATTAAAACTGTTTACTTGTCTAATTTGCCGCATAATTTGGCTACTTTCATTCGAGTTTCAATAGCAAACGCTAGAATAAAGAATAGTAATGCTGGTGTGAGATATTCCATCATTTATTTGGATTGTATATTTTTAAAGCGATTATTCCGGTAATTGTAGTTAAACCAATTCCTAAAAAAGCTAAAGTTGCAAAAAATTCTGTCATCATAACACCTCCTTAAAGTTCGATTCCACATAAAGCAATTCCATACGTATCAAAATATGTAGAAGAACCGCTCAAAGTTTGACCACTCAGTAATATTTGTTTTTTAGGGAAACTATCTTCGTTTGGATCGGTACTTACAGTAAAATAACTATGTACTCCAGTTGCGTAAGCTCCTAATCTAAGCTGCACACCATAACCACCAGACCCAGTTATTACTAGATTTGCAGCTGTAGTATACGACCATGTATTGCCATTGCCGGGAACAGTTTGAATAACAAAAGGGTCGCCGCTAGACAATATTATACCACCCTCTAATTTCTTCGTATTTTTCTCCTCTATGGATTTTAATTTTATTACATGTTTTAGTTTCACTTGTTATATTTCCATCTTCATCAATATTTGAAAATGTTATTTCAAAACTTTCTCTTGGCATTAAGTCCTCTTGAGCTTGAAACTTACAATGCTTACAATCTACAATTGGATATTCAGTATCAATATGGGAATGGTCGCAGGAACATTTAACATCATACCAACGCGGATTCTCAATTAACCCCTCAATTTCAAAGGTCATATTCCTAATAAAATTCTCCCTTGCAAAGAGCCGTCATCAAGTTGGCTTAGTGAAGAAGATAACGAACCGCCATCGCCAACCAGCCCAGAATTATGTGTATGTGCCGCCGTTCCCGTTGAGCCTCCGCCACCTCCAGAGAATCCCATTATAATCTTTCTCCGATACTTGGTTTAGGTAGTGCGGCCATTTGTCCAGATATTATACTAACACCAGCTGCACCCGTTGTTACTGTTACACTTACAATATTCATATCTGAAAAACTTCTAAAGGCTGATGATGGTAAATTAATCATTGGATTAGTACTTGAATTAATTCTATAACTAGCTGCATTTGCACTATCTTGGTTTTCGATCTGTAGTGCTATAGCTACTGCATTAAATTCAGTTGGAAAGGTCACTGTTCTAGTAGTATTAGCTGGAATAGTGATAAAAATAGGGAATGATTCTATCGAAGTATCTTTTGGTTTTGTTAAAACCTCGAATCCTTGAATCGTTGTAGGCATTTACTTAGACACCTCAAAACAGATTTGCGTACTTGACAATGAATTGATAAGCTGCAACACCTCCACCTAAAACAGTTTGTCCAGTTGAATAACTTAATTGTTTACCGCCGCTGTTACCTTGAACAGATATTGGCAAAGGGCCTGGAACAGTTCTACCAGCGGATCCAGAATTGGAATTGCTAGAAAAGAATGTTGGGCCTGCTTCTAAGTTATTAATGAATAACCTTGTTTGGTATTGTGCTGTACCTGCTGGATTAACTGCATTAACAAAATCAATAATGGCATTATCTTTGTTCAATTGTTGAACAGATAAACCCGTTACGTCATCAGTTGCTAGTGCAAATTGATTAATTGCAGCTGGTGCGGCGAATGTGTATTGTCTCATTATGGGAAC